TTTTTACATCTAGTTGACTTTTTAAGTCAGCTTGTATTTTAGTTCTAAGTTTATTTAGTGCTTGTGATGTAAATTCATATATCATTAGCAAAGAGATAATTCGTTTGTAGGTACTTCTATATCTATTGTTACACCCCACCCTGCAAGTTCATTCTCATATGAGTCGATTATTGGGTTGGCGATTACAGATGTAGTTATTTGAAAGTTCTCTGAGAATGTATCTCCTCTTCTCATTTCTTGTTGTAATAGATTTACTACTTGCAATTGTGTGTTTAATACATCTTGTAAGTTATCGTTGCCAAAAAATTCATCTTCATCTTCCTTTGTGTTTTTCTTATCTACTATATCTAAGCATAAGACTTGTATAGTTGCACTCATTATTCTATCATCAAATGTAACGTCACCAAATACTATATGTGCTAATGGGTATATAGTTGTTTTATTCAGATCAATTTGTAGTAGATCACCAAATGTAACATATTTAGTTATTCCATTTGCTCTTAATAATGTTTTTAATTTATCTAGTATTGTGTATACTTGTCTCATCTTGTATGTTTTTTAATCATTTGTTGTTCTAATTCGTTTTTCTCTTTCTCAAACTCTAACCAAGTTAGACATTGAAATAAGGGTAGTTTTGTAATGTTTTTAAATTTAGTGACATCTCCTTTAGCGATTGCGTAAATTGATTGATACCAACCCCATTTTGTTCCAAAGTTTGACGTAGAGTCAAGTCCTTGTTCACTTGATCCACCAAAGAGTGAATCATATGACTCGACAACTCTTTCCCTAAACGATAAAAAAAAACATTAGCACCTATGGGAACGCTTACTGGTGCATCTAACATAACGTCAGAATATTTCTCACTCCCCTCATAATCCTCTATCTCATATAGATTTTTGTTTTTATATATTATAGGTCTATATAGTACAGACATAGCTTGGTGCATAGTGTCCCAACTTTGTATGTATTTTTCTAAATCTACAAATTCACCTAATGTAATATCATCTATCTTAGGTATAAACCCAAACTCTACTTCTTTACCATTAGGATCAGTCATAGTAAATCTTTGTTGCAATGGTGTTTCTTCTTTAAATATTGTTGCTAGGTGGTTTATGATGTTGGAGAATGCAGTCATAGGTAGTTCATATGCTTTCTTAAGATTTATACCACAAAATATTTCTAGCATCTTCATATTAGCAAAATCTATTTTCTCTTTATTAGGTTCTTGCTCTGAGTTGAAGTCAACTATCTTAATATACTTTTGGTAATCTACTAGCTTAACATCTGATAATGTTCTAGGTACTTTTACTTTTATTTCCTCAATCATACTTATATAACTTATGTATTATTATTTGTCGTATAACAAAAATAAAAAAACTAGTTATATTATCGAATATATTGTAAGAACAAATAGTTTATCTTATCTTTGTAAGGTAAATATATAGATTCACCAAAATTATATTCAATCAGATCATTTCTGAGTTCATATTAATTTAGTTATTTAAATCCTTTAGCAAAGTTCCAAGCACGTAAACGCCCTGATCTTTCTAAGGGATTTTTTTTGCTTTCGCTTGAATTTATGAAGATGGAGTATTCACTAGACGTATACCGCATTTTACGTTGAATTAATGAGATTGACCTATTCACAAAAATAAAGTAGTTAATTACGTCAATTCCATTGAAAAAAGGCAAAATATGTGCGTCCTGATTTCCAATTGAAATTAAATCCATTTATATTTTATTTTTATGTACAATTATTGTATATAACTATTTTTTTGTATCTTTAAACTAGTGTTAAATCTTTACAATTTAGCATCGTTCATTGACTTATCGAAATTAATAAATAACTAATATTATGAAAAAACAAATTTTAATTAGGAAGTTCATTCAATATCATACACCAACATACAAGCAATTACAAATCTTTTGTAAATATTGTAACGTTATAGGATCTGATGCAACGAAACTTCCAACGATTACTAAAAGCAATAATGATAACGTCTCATTTGATTCATTTGTTAAATGGGTTTTTATAGTAGATAAAACATTAACTAAGGACAAACTTAAGGTTAATGGGTATTATTGTACTAACATATCCTTTTGGAGAGGTAGAAAAAATATCATTGTTAAAAATGGTAAATATCATCTTTCAAAAGAATGTATTGAAGAGGGTAACTCCCTTTATACTTTCAATAAATCTTTACAATTGAAGCACTACAAAAAGTTGGTTAAGCATTATAGGGATTTATCTTATAAAAGATATTACCAACTTAGAGAAATTCAAAATAAAGAATTGACTCAAGAAAGAGAGCAAAGAGATATTAATAACTTTCTTTATACTATGGAGTCACTCATAGAGCAATATAATTACTTAAAAAAATCGCTATGAGTAGAAGCTATAACATATGGAACGAGATTAATTCGTGTGCTTATTCAAGTGCCAAAAGTTATGGAATAAAAAACCATAGCGAGATATATTCCTATTATGGAAGTAGTGCAACCCACTCGGAAAAATTAGGAACGATAAAATTTAGTAGGAAGCATTTATTTGAAAATTGGTACTCCTATTGTATTTTATTAGATGGTAAAATAATTCGACAAAGATACTTTAACAATAAAACTAAAGAGCATCGAA